ACGGCGCACCGCAGACTCCATCTGCTGAGGGGACAGATCAAACACATAAGCCGCCAGTCCGATTTCCTCGAAGGCGGCCTCGACAAACTGGCGTTTTGTAAAAGACATTAACGCGCCCCCATTGCGGACTCGATCAATCCTAACAGTTTCCGATCCGTCGTGCGACCGTCAAACTTGATCTTCAGTTCCCGCGCCTTTTGCTCCATCTCAGCCCGAGTCGGAGGCGAGTTGTCCACAGGCTCAGGTGCTGCTGGCTTACCGTTGATTGCCTCATCAAGACTCAAAGTCCAACCCTCGATCTGTCGCAGCGTCAACTCATCTTCGTTGCTCACGCCACGATAGTCATAGGTCGTTGAGCCTGGGCCGTGATGCGGGCCAGGGGATCGGTAAACCAGCGTCGGGAATTCTGTCATTTTTTCTTTGCAGTCTTGGCAGCGGCACGAAACGCAGCAGCAGTCGGAGCGCCTTTGCTCCCAGGCTTACGCATACGCTCCTTGCTGCCAGCCTCGATGCGCTCGCGTTTAGCGGCAATGTTGGCATAGAGGCCAGGAGGTTTGGGTTTCATTTCTTCCTCGGCGCTTTGCTAGGCTTGCCTGCTTTCATGGCAGCAGTGCGTGCCGTACTCAGAGCAATCGCCACCGCTTGCTTCTGCGGCTTGCCAGCCTTCATCTCTTTCAAAATGTTCGATGAGATGGATTTATTGCTATAGCCTTTTTTCAACATGCCGGACACTCCTAAAACAAGACAGGGGCCGAAGCCCCTGCCCTGTCAGTCTACGATCAGGTCTGCGAGAACAAGATCACACCGGACATTTCCGGCTGCTTGTTCACCACACCAAACAAGGTATCGAGACGATACTTGGTTTTCATGGTGTTGATGTCGTAGAACTTCTGCATCACCAGTTCAACGCCCTGGTCAGTGGACGCACGCATCACAGCAACGCCAGCATCGGCAGGCACCGCATACCGACCCGGCAGGATCTCAAGCGAGTCTTTCTGCCAGAACGGGTTGAGGTAAGCCGAGGCGGTGTTCAGGAACACGATGTTAGCCGTAGCAGCAGGCGTAACGATCACGTTCTGATACTGAGCTTCAGCATCGGTCGCGCCCTGATCGGAGATGATCGGAGGCGAAATCACCATCGTGGTGGCGTTGGTCACGCTGATCACCCGGAAGGTTTTCAACACGCCAGTGTCACCCTTAGTGATGTGATGGCAGGCGTTGACGCCAGAGATCGTGAAGCAGTCGCCAGCGGCCACGCTAGTGGTCGAGGAGACAGTCACAGTCTGATAGCGGTTGTCAACGTTGATCTGACCACCGACCGAGGTGCTGGTCGCTTTGGGCTGGTAGTAATTGTTCGCAGCGGTGCGGGTGTCAATGGTGATACCCGAGCCAGCGGCGGCAGCCTTGCGGTTGGCGTAGTCCAGCTTGAAGGTGTCGAACGAAGCGACCATGCCAACGTAGGCACGTTCGTAGGCCGAATCCGACTTCTGGTTGCCAAACGAACGCGACAGAGCCGACAGGTTGTTAGCCATGCCGTTGTAGTCACGGGTGCTCAGAGCCAGATAGCGGTCATAAGACGGCACGCCCTGCTCGTTCATGATGGCGTCGCACTGAGCGACATCATCAAAACCCGAGGCAGCAGCGGTACGCTTCACAACCAGAGTGCCCTGAGTGGCAGCAACGTTCATGATGGCAACGTTGATGTCCGAGGCCAGCTTCTGCTTGGCGGCATCGCCAAGACGACCCTCTTGCAGCGCATCACGCAGTTCCAGCGCGTTCAGCGTCCAAGGCACAGACTTGCTGAAACCAATGGTCGCAGGCACGGCCAACTGAGTCATGTCCTTGTAGGACGAGGAGATGTCAGTGCCAGGGGCGGCAGTGATCGACTCAGCGATATAGGGCTGCGGACGCCAGATGACGTTGTTGGTGCGCTCCATCATCGTCTGGTCGGTGTTGTACACCGCGACGTTGCGCGACAGCACCAGCGCGTCCTGGAAGCCTTCCAGAATGTTTTCGAACGCGACGCGTTCCTCTTTATTGAAAGAATTGCTCATGTCACTTCCTTTTTAAATGTGAATAATGACCATGCTTCATCAAATATTCAGCGGCAGATTGCAAAACCTTTGGATCGTCTTTTAAATTACCAATGCCGTGATTGCAACCCCTGCACAACAATCCTCTGATTTTTCCTGTTTCGTGGTTGTGATCGACTGTCGCTGCTAACGGCATCCGCCCACGTGGACTCATCGGTTGTTCACAGATTGCACATTTACCACCTTGATTTTCCCACATTGTGTTGAAAGTGTCGGGAGAAATCTTGTAGTTCCTGTGCAAATTTCTCATCCAAGTTCTAAACTGAACATCTTCACGGGATTTGTACTCCGCATGATATTCGCGTTGATACTCGGATACTTGCAAAGAATTTCGTGCACGCCATTGTTTTTGGTATTCACGAATGTGCTCTTTGTTTTCTTCACGCCATTTTTTATTACGTTCCTTGGTTCTCAACCTCGCTGCTTCTTTGGTATCCATGATCAGATTTTACTTCGCTGCACGCTTTTGCTGCTTGTACTTAAAGACCTTGGTGTAGTCACCGGACTTTTCAGCTTCAGCACGCAGCCGGTCGAGTGTTGAATCAACCGCGCCAGAAACGCCTGCATTACCTTGCACGACTTTCTCGGGCGGCGGTGCCGCTTTGCGTTGCGTTACCTTCAAGTCTTTCTCCAGCTTCGCTACCGCAAAAGCGAATTTCACAGGATCTTTGATTGAGCCGAGTTCCGCTGCCTTTTTTGGGTTCTTACCAAGTGCGTAGACCAACAGTGCAGGATTCTCTGCACCTTGAAGCACGATCCCCTGCTGCGTTACATCCAATGCCTGCTGAGTGACTTCCTCAGCATCATCAAAGTCGCGCACCTTCAGCGAGGCTTTCGCCTTGCCATAGGAATCCAGCTTTGCCTGCCATTGCCGCTGCTGTTGCTCCTCAGCGAGTCTGGCCTGCGCTGCTACTTCATCCGCTTTTCGCTTGCGCTCGTACCACTCGGCCAACGAAGTCTCAAACTTCTCGGCGTCGTAGTCGTGATCTTCTAGCGTCGGCTTCTTACCCAGCGGCTGCACTACAGGCGCTTGGGTTGTCAGTTTGGCTTCAAGTTCACGGTTCTTGCGCTGCAACTCGCGGTGTGATTTCCGCAACTCTCGCACCCAATCAGGCGCTCGCGTTTCCTCTTGAGGTGGCGTTTCCTCGCCGATAGAAACTACAACGTCAGATTCTTCAGGCTCATCTTGCTGCTCAGGCTCTTGCTCGACTTGCTCAAGCACCTGCTCAACTTCTTGCTCCTGCGGTTCCTCGGTCGTGATTTCCTCGATTTCTGCCGTTTCGCTCATGCTGATCCCATCAAACTCGCCACATCAGGGCTGGCGGTTGCCTCAATGACGCATCTCGCGTCAAATTCCTGCACCAGCATCAACAGGTCGATTGCGTCCTGCTCATCCTGGATAAATTCTTGCAGCACCTTCGTGGCATCACGAAGGTCTGTGGACAACTGTTGCGAATTATTGTACCGCGCTTCGAGTTTTGCAAACTCTTTTTGCAGTGCAACGATTTCGTCAATCTCGTCCTGGAAGTCTGCCTCAACAAATCGCTCAATGCGTTTGGCGATCTTCTTGGCAACTTTGTCTTTGGACTGAGCCAGCGTCTGTTGAGCCTGGCGCTGCTGAATTGAGAGTTCAAGCCTGCGGCGCTCTGTGGCCCAGCCGCCTTTTGCTGTCGCTCCACCGCCAGCGCCTTGGACTGTGAACGGGAAGAACTGGTTCTCGTTAACAAACAGACCGGGATAGATGGTCTGCGGAGAAACCTGAGTAACAGTCGGGCCGTAGAAAACCTGCTGATTCGTGTACAGCCCAGGCTCAATGAACTGCTCAGGAATAACCGTCGGGCTGTAAAACGTCTGCGTATTCGTGTACAGACTTGGTGTCAGCGTCTGAGGCGCAGGCCCAAGAACAACAGTTGGCCCGTAGAACGTCTGCTGGTTTGTGTACAGCGACGGACTAAGCGTCACCGCTCCCGGCGTTACCGTCGGGCTGTAGAAGGTCTGGTTGTTGGTGTAGAGGCTCGGGGTGAGCGTCTGTGCCGCAGCGCCTTGTGCGTTTAATAACGGCTGACGGACGCGCAAGACCATTTAGATACCAAACCTTGCGCGGGTGGCGTTGAAGTTTTGCTCTACTTCCGTAGGTGTCAGCCTACGGTTGTAAATACTAAACATGGAGTATGTGACGTTTCCATAAATTAGCGTGCTATAAGCGTTGAGAAAAAAATTATTGCCAGATGCAGCGGGGTTTGTGTGCGTTCCAGCAGTGGACGTAGCGTCCACCCCGTTGATGTATGTTCGTACCGATGTACCCGTTCTGGTAGTACAAATGAAATTCCATGCTCCTACTGTCAGAGTAGAGGTAGAAAGAGTGCTTTGACTCGCTCCGCCTTGGTTTGTGAAAAACAAAACCGCAGGGGGAGTGCCTTGAGTTATCTGACAGTAATAGCCATTAGACTGAAAGTTGCCTTTCCAGAATATCACCGGGCCTTGCCCCGCAGAACTTGAGGAGGTGCTGGTCAAATAAATCCAGATCTGACAGGAAAAGTCTTGTGTAGTGAAATTGCCTACGCTAGTTGGACAACTGATCCAACTTGCTGGAGATGCATTTAGATCTATTGCACCGCCACCAGTGCGGACGTAAGTTGATCCAGTTCCGCTGATTGTTCCGTTAGCGCGACTTTCACTTAAGTCATATATGGTCGTGCCATCAATTGGGTACGAATTAAAGTTCCCCACATCCAGATGCAGCACCAACCCTGCGGTAACTAACCCCGGAGAGATGATGCTGAAACTGTCTGCGTTTGAGACATTACGACCCTGCAATTTTGCGGTGTCGTAATCATTAACCCCGCGAGGCATTACGACACATCCTCGTTGTATGGGGTGACGTAAATTTCATTGCTGCTGGCGTTCAGAGTCACTCCGCTGTTGTTGACCAGAGAGAAACGTAGCGAGAATGGGTAGGTTCGCACCATCGGCCAGATGACGACCTTGGCAGACGCGCCACTCAACAAGACAGACGTATAAAGATCACCGCCAGCCTTGTCAGCCGTGTCCGTTCCATCGCTCGTTGTCACACGCAATGTCACAGATCCACCACTAGCAGGTGTGATGCTGCCAAGTTTCAAAGTCACAGCGCCGTACAGATTCCTGTTGGTGCTGTTGTCGTAAGTAACAACCGCGCTCTCAGAAGCGTTCGCCAGACTGTTGAGCGTCGTCCCAGCAAAGTTACTGGAGCGTGTACCGGGCGCTGCCCACTTTGCGACGGCCATTACGGTTTCCCTCCACGCGCCAATCCAACCGCGCGCGCATCAACAAATGTGTTGTTGTACTCAGCCCATGATGGATACCGCTCGCGCTCTGACAGCGCAAACAGTTCATCGCGCTGCTCTGGAGTCAACACGCCAGCAGTCACCAGCGAATCCAACTGCGCTCTCGTGGATTGCAGCGAGATGTCGAGCTTGCCAGTCTCAACGACTTGCAGTCCCCACTTCATCACAGGGTCAGTCGATGATTGAATTGTGTCTAGAAGCGCTGCGCCGTCAGTCGGGCCTAGCGTGTTCATAATCGTCCCAGGCCCAACTTGCGTCGGTTCCCAATACACAATGACCGGCAAGGTTGAATCCGGTTGATTCAGTTGATCCGCAGCCTGCCAATCCGGCAGGCCAACCATGTCAGGCTCAGAAAGCCTTTCAGCAAGAGTTTGGCTCATAACTGGAAGATTCCGCTGGCGTTCCAGTTCACGTTCACATCCCCGCCGTTGGTTGGCAGCGGGAAAGTACCACCGATACCAGTGTCCAAAAACGCCACCAACCTTGATGTACCCGGCGTGCCGGTGTCAATGTAGATGATCAGCGCAGTCACTGTGCTGCCGCTCGGTACTGCTGTGTAAGTCACATTGTCGCCATCAAACAGGCCGTCAGTGACGGTTGTGTTGGCAATCGTCTGAGGCGTACCGACTGTCGATGCGCTGACGTCATCGTAGAAGTCATGCGCCGAGTTGTACGCAGCGGTACTCAGTGCGACCTTAACGGTGCCATCGTTCAGATCAACGTCTGCTGACGCATCGAGCAACGCCTGCTTGTACTTGGGATAAATGGCATTTGCCATGTTGACTCACCTATTGGGTTTCGATGCCGACGATCTTGCCGTTCTCACGGATGACCCGTTTCGGACGCTTGATTGCCTCGATAGCCTTCTCGGACGCTTCCTTGCTGCTGTCAGAGAGCATTTTCACAGAATCCTCGAAGTTCTTAAAACTTTCGACCAGACCCTGCACCACTTCCTGCACATCCTTGACTGTCTCACTCAGCACCTGACTAGACTGCTCTTTTTCCTCTTGCAGCGTCTTGATCTTGTTGTCGGCCTCTGCCAGTTTGATCAGCTTCATCGCCGTCTCAACCCGCATATTCTCAACTTCAATCTCAAGTTTTGCACGCTCAAGGTCTGAGTTGTCTGGCTTCATCGGTTGAGCCTGAACGGTCTGCGGAGCAGCAGGAGACGCCTCAATGCTGACTTGCGGCATGCCTTCGCCCTGCACCTTGGCAAGCGTCTCAATCGTCTTGGCTTGCGTTTCTTCTGCCTTCGCCACCGTCAGGACGGTATCAGCGCGGGCCTTGGCAGCCTTGGCAACAGCTTCCTCAGCCGCTGCCTGCAAGAAGATCGTATTCGGGTCAGCAGGCTGGCCCTGGATCTCAAGCATCAACTCCTGAGCTTCTTCATCTGTCGGCTTGATGACGCCAAGTTTCAGCAGGCGCTTACGGAAGAAGTCACGCACATCTGCAATGCCTTCTCCTTCCATGTTCATCATCGACATCGCTTGCAAGACTTGCTGCGTCTCAGGGTCTTGCGTGATGGCAAGCATGCCAGTCAGTGCGCGAACGGTCGCTGCCTTGCGGCTTTGGCTAGTCGGGCCAACGTCAACGTCAACATCAAACCTGGCCTGTGACAGATCGTTTTCGGCATACATCTCGCCGTTTTCGTTGATGGCAGGCTTCATCATTTCGATCATGCCAACGTCACCATTGGCGTTGATCGTTTTCATGGTGCGGCCTTCCTCGACGTAAACGTCCTGCGCCATTGAAAGCCAAATCTCACCGCAGCGTTTCATCGCCTTGGCGAAGTTGGACATATAAATGAAGGTCTGCATGTCCAAGCGGTTCTGGATCATCTCAACGGCCTTGCCGGAGATGTTGCTGACGACCTTATCTGCCTGCTCTTGGTTGCCTAGGACATCACGCATGTCCTGTTCTGTCACCTGAATGATGCCAGCCAGGGCAGGAGGAACGGCTGCGCTCTTGGTGTATGCAACCGGGCCTGCAACTTGCGTGCTGCCATCCGCTGCCATGATCGGGTTGATCAGCAGATACGGATAGTCTTTGATGTTGTCCTCAGCCCACATCAATTGATGCCCTGCAACCTGCTCAGGCGTCAGGATAGGCTTCTCAACGCTGGACAGCGCAGCAATCTCACCGAGCTTTGACAACTGCATGTTGCGCAGACGCTGCGCATCTTTCGCCAGTCGAACGTGACCCATGCAACGCTCAACGTTATCCACAAACCAACGCTTGCCGTAGACCGGAACAACAGGGATGCACTTGCCAGCGATATAGCCCAGATCCTCAAGAACCCGGCCACCGCTCATGATGTACTTGCGCACGCGCCGACGCTTGACCCGCTTTTGCCTGACCTCAATGGTTCCGATGGCAGCGAGCGTTTCTTCAAGCGTTTCATCAGCCTCGAAGTCGGACTTGCGGTAGCGTTCTTCCTGACCATCAATGGTCTTAAAGATGCGCACCAGTTCAGTCGTTTCCTCGACCTTGTAATACTCGGCCACAAAAACAACGTCAGGCGTACACCAGTCGAATTCGTACTGATGCACAACTTTCGGCCAGGTCGTCGGATCGTCGCTATACGCCTCTTTATAGGCGTCTCGCGTCATCGCCGTGACCACGAAACAATACCGCGAGTCAGACTTGTCTTGGCGCTTGGACTGAAGGTCAAAGTAGACTGACGAATCGGCATCAAAGATTGGCTCGATGCGGATGCGCTGCTTTTCGTTCTCGTCGTCCTCGTCGTCCTCGTACTCAGTACGCAAACGCCAAGCACCAAAACCGCCGCCGACAGCCTCCTCAAAGGCATTGTCATAGGCTTCAGACGCTACCGAATCCTGCTCGTCGGCCCGATACAGACCGTCCAGAGTCTCAGCCATCTTGTCGTCTGTCTTGCCATCCTTGCTGATGAAATCAACAGAAACACGGTTGT